AGCGTTCAGGCCGGGAAGGAGTTCTTTAAGTAACTGGGCGCGTGAAATAGCCATTGTCTACTCCTCCTTATACGCCAGTCGTGTTGTCATACTGATGGCCTGCGTTCCATTTAACGTAGGCTTCGGTATAACCACCCGAGCTGTTTTTGGTTTCCTCGACCAATCCGACGATACGGAACGGCAGAGTATTTGTAGTTGCAGACGTATCTGAGATCGCACCGCGAGAGTTACCCGAAGTTGAATCACCAGTGTTGTCTACACCCGCGACGTTTGCACCAACATCAGTCTGAGCAAGATCACCAATAGTTGTACCAGAAGATACAACAGCGGCCTTGAACAGAAGATCGGTACCATCTGCAATGAATGCTTCAATGTCAGATGCGGCGGTGCTTGCAGGATACGACTGACGCCATACCTTGTAACCAAGGTTAGGGTCGGTGTATGTGCAACCGAGGAAGACACCAATAGGTGTCATGGCAGCATCGAACGTATCACGTTCAATAGTGCCTCCGGTGACAAGTTTAACAGCGTCTCCGTAAAAGATGGAGGTAGCATAGCCACTAGCAATAGGCATGTGACGAGTTACACCCACGAAAGGAGAGCCGCTCAACAGTTTCACCGGAACTAGGCCGTAAGGCCCGCTTACAGTAGGATAAGCCATTTTAAGCTCCTATTTTAAGTTCCGTTACCAAATGTAACCTTCGATTTCCTGTCGTTAAACAAGGGCATACGAGGGTCGTTCTCGCGCATCAAGTTGTTGTCAACGGACTGCATCTGGGAACGTGCTTGTTGACCATAGTAGTCATTACGTTCTTCGACGAGTTCTTCTGGAGCTTTACACAGCAATAGGCCACCAATCACTACGTTGTCTTTGAATCTATCGTTTTCGATAGTAACAAGCGTAATTTCTGGATGATCTGTTGCCTTTACAGGCTCCCAACCTTCGCGCAGTTTGGAGGAAACATTCGTGGCATCAACGGTACCCAACGAACTCACTCTGATCCAACGAAATTCATAACCCGGCTCGGGATTCGGTGCGGGTAACACCTCTGGACGCTGCCAAGCCTTTTTACGGGTCGTTTTTTCACGAGATTCGTGTTCTCGATTTATACGATTTTCAGCCATTTTCTTTCCTCATATCTAATGCAACCTGTTTGGCGTACTGTTCTGGGGTAAGACCTAAACGTTTTGATAAAGTCAGTTGTGTCTGCGTTAACCTAATTTTCTTAGGTGCTGTGCTCCGCGTAGCGGGTGCAACCACATTGGACTTTCTCTTCTGTTTCCGTTCTACCTCCGGTTCATCCTCGAAGTTCTCGGGGAATAACTGTCGCATACGAGAGTCAATTCGCTCGTAGTAGTCATCACTTTGAGGGCTTACGCCCTCGTTGACAAGTTTATTGTGCAACCCCAGAGCATAACTTGTCATCTCAACGTCCTGATTGAACCAAGGGTTAGCTTCTTGCCAAGCTGATGCCCTTTCGTCAATTTGAACAGGCTCTGGAGCGAGTTCTGTTGCAACCTTAACAGGAGTTTCGTCCTCCTGTAAAGCTGGTAACTTGAAATTATTTAACCTATCGGACTTAATCTTAGCGTTCGTTAGGTTTTCTTGTGCAGCAAGGACGCCATCTGAGTCACCAGCTTCATACGCGTCTTTATACTGCTTTTTAGCAGATTCTAGTTCAGACACCGCACTTTTCTTAGCTTGCTCAAGCAGCGCTGACTGATTTTTGTTTACGTTGGCTTTGAGTTTTTTATTCTCTTCCACAAGTTGTTGAGAGAGTCTTTCCAACTCTTCACGCTCTCGTTGAGCCGCTTCTTTAGCCCTACGTTCATCGTGGTAGCCCTTACTAAAGTGTTGAATGCGCTTTCGGACTTTCTCCGAATAGTCTTCCAACTCTTCATCAGTAACGTCTTCGGGTGGATCAGATGGTTTGCGATTGCGGTCCGCTTTGGGCGTGTCATCAACCACTTCAATCTCAAGTCCGTCGTCATCGTTATCCACTTCACTTTCAACGACAGCTTCAGCTTCCTTAGCTTTTGCTTTAGCTTTTCTACCACCTATATCAACCTCTTCCGCACTGGACGGTTCGACGTCTATGATGACGTCCTCCTTTTCTTTCTCCCCATCGGGGAACTCAAATTCTACTTTTTGAAATGGCATATTTTATCTCCTATACTGCCATGATCCCACGGGGATCAGGGATTACGGCTTCAACAGAATCGTCGTTCATCAAACGAAACTCTTTACCATTAACCTTGAAGCGTGTGCCCGTATTCATACGAAACATCACGTAATCGCCCTCTTTACACCAAGGGCCTTCAGGGAACCTGTCTTTATCACTGTATGCGTCTGCACCCATGTCAATGACTACACCCATGATCGACGTAATGTACTCGCGGTGCATTGCATCAGTCGTTTTAAGCAGGGTGCTACCTTGGTAGTATTCTTCCACGTCAGGTAGAGCAATAAGGACACGGTATCCGACAGGTTTGGGTAGCTGTGCTTCCCAGTCAGCTTCGGAGATTTCACGCTGGATTGGTTCAGCGTTTACAGCTTCGGCGTCTAGCTTCTGCTGTAGTGCATCAGGCAATTCTAATGTCTGAGGTTTAGTCATGGTCATCTTCCATATAGTTACGCGAGAGGTCTTCAATGTGTTGTTTGCCAGCTTCGAGACCCCGAATTAAGCCGACAATCTCTCTATAGTTCGCATAGTCTTTAGCAGACCCTGCGCTTAGAAATTCCTTTGCAGACGAGACTTGCTCGTCGATACGATCATTTAGCACGTCAAAGACGGTTTTAGCCATTACTCACCTCGTTTCGGCTTGTCTGTCATCATTTTCGCAAGCTCTAAATCGAGTTTGTTGTTGTCCTTGCGACGGCTTGCCGCCACACGAACACCCTCTTTTTGAGCGTCTAATTCAAGTTCCTTCTGATCCAGTTTCAGCTTCTCTGCGTCTAGCATCGCATCAACTTGGTTCTTCTGGGCTTTAAGCTGCAATTCGGCCTGTTTGATCTGTGCTTCCTGCTGATCTTTCGCGGCCTTGCGTTGTACTTCTTGCCCTTTGAGTTGCAACTCTGCTTGCTTTTGCTGGAACACTGGGTCTTGTTGCTGTTGCTGCGCTTGCTTCTGCGCTGCTTCCTGCTGATGACCCTGCATAAGTTGCGCCCCTGCCTCTGCAACCAACCGCGACAAATCCACTTCGATCTGCTCTGGTAGCTCTTCTCCGGGTGGTGGGAGTGGTGCGCCCAACTTGTCTTCGATCTGCTGACGGTACTGGAACCCAAGGTGCTCGGCGATGTGCGCTTGTAGTGACGCCATGATCTGCTGTGCTTGTGGGTTTTGTCCGATCATCTGTGCGATCTGAGGGTCCTGCATAAACGACGTGTGAGCCGCAATATGCGCTTCGTGGTCCTGATAGATAAACGCTCGCATTGGCTTGCCAACAAGTGCGTCCATGTTCTCGCTGACAGGATCGGTAGGCTTCGCATCGTCTCTTGTGGGAACAAGTTTGTCTGCGTTCTTCACGCCCAACACTTCGATCATTTGTCTGTGTAATTGCGGCAAGTCGTATATTTGTGGAGCAGACTGTGCCATTTGTAACACAGCTTGGTACTGCACAACGCGCTGCGCCATCGTAGAAGAGTTAGGATCACTAACGGGGATCACGTCCACCATCGCGTAATCTAGCTGACGTGCACTAACCTCACCCCGATGCGGCTCGTAGCCGTAATCTTCGGGAGCATACTCCGCCATGATCTCCTTGAGCATTTTAAACTCTTGTTTCATGGCGTAATGGACACGGGCTTGTACCGCAGCCATAGGCTTCAACGTACGCTCTAGGAGCGCCAGCGTTGTACCTACAGGCGCGTTAGCAGACATATCTGAGATGTTCATGTCTGAAATAGCGCCTAGCCTACGTCCTTCGTTCGTTATTTGATTCAGTAAGGCGAGAAGGGTCTGGCTAGGTTCTTTGTAGGGAAGCGGCATGATGTTGTCGCGGATCGACCCGCTAGGTACATCGACGTCCTTCCACTCGCCGGGTTCAATCGGCGTATCATCACCCTTGATACGGAGTCCTCTGGACTTCAAACCGCCGGGGAGGTTCGACAAGGTTCCAGCATCAACAAGCTGTCGTATCAAGGATGTGCCTGCCCGTGCATACCCACCAATGATGTGTATGAGGCCAAGCCCGTAAAAGCCAAATCCCGGCACGTATACATAGTGTACGAAGTGCTGACGCTTCAGATACAGGTCGTCTTCTTCGTTCCAGTTACGGCGGATAGAGAGGATTTCACCAGAGCCACGCTCAATAGTAACCACGTAGGGCTTGGCAATATCCTCTTCTGAATCGTCAACGCCTTCAATAACAAGGTCCGCGTGGACTTCGTACAGGGCGTAGCGATTGTCGTCGGTGAGCGAGAACCCACCTTCTTCTGCTTTACGTTCCTCGATGTCCGAGTGGTAAGGCTGTGGTTCACCAAGCTCTACATCTCTGTAGAAACCTGCTGCCTGCAACTTCCGTAATTCGTTTTTTGTCTTACGCATTACGTGTGTGACACGTTCTGCTGTCTCGATGTGACTCGCGCCGTAGGGCACGATAACGTCTTCTGCTGGGATATAGATAGCTACCTGACGCCCTGCATTAGGGTCGTAGTAAACCTTCTTAAACGCGCTCCCAGCGAGTCCTAGACTGTATAGCAGGCGCTCATGCTCTGGGCGGTACTCCACCATACGATCAGTCAACTCGTAGTTCATGTCCGCTTTAACACGCTCAGCAGCCTCGATCTTCTCCTTCGTATCTTCGCCAAGGATTTTGACCTTCACAGGGCCAGCGGCGGGGAAAGTCTCGGACATTGTTTCCGCTTGGAAACGTATCGCGGCTTCTGCCAGTACAGTGGAATAGACGCCACACGCGCCCTCCCACGGGGCAGTACGCTCTTCATACTTGAAGCCCAGCACATCCAGACCTTTTACAAACGTATCAGCCCACTCTTTACGACCGTCAATGTCTGACTCAATGAGGCCAGACAGATCGTCAGAAATCTCTCGTAAGTGTCCGTCGTCCAAAACTT